CGACAGTCAGAGAGAGCGGATACATTGTCTTGGCCATAGGATCGACCCATCTTGCCATCGAAGACGTATCGCCAAAATCGCCAAAAGCGTAGGCCCAAGCATTTTCCAACAATCCACCAAGGCCTCCAGTATCCCGACCTGCGGGGTCTTCAATATACGGGACGCTCTCGGAGATCACATTCGGGTCAGCCGCATAGCGCTTGCTGAGATCAGCCTTGATCGAATCAATGATGTCGTCGGTAGCCGTGAAGGCCATCCCATTTGCCTTCATGTAAAGGCTCATGGTCAAGCGAGCCTCGGCATATTCCATAGCTTCATCGCTATAGGCGTTGCCAGCAAACTCTTCGCGCAGGCGGGATAGAATGGTCTGACCATCTCCCAACTCACCAGAGAGGAATGTCTTCCCCTCGTTCCCAGAGAAGAAGGCATTGGCCTTGGCCGATGCGTTGGCAATGTTTGCCAAGTCCTGAATGCTCTCGGCCTCTGGTGCATAAACACTAATGGTGGCAACAGCCTGATCAAGAATGGCTTGCTTGTCAGCGGGTATGGATAGAGTAGACTTAGATGTCACGCCGTATCCATTGGACTCAACCGTGCGAAGCTGACCCCACATGGTGGCAAGAGCAAGCAGTTGCTCTGGGTTCTGTGAGCCATCTCCGAATCTGGAGAAGGCATCATAGAGCGGCTCGGGGAGGGCCATCGTAAAGACTGGCAGCGTGGTCTCATTCAAATCAGCGCCGTAGAGTTCGGAGACCTTCTCCCGCGTTGCCTTATCATTCGGATCGGCATAGCCATTTACAATGCTGCTTCGAACAGCTTCTGTCCTTAGACGCGCCGCCTGAACCGCCTGCGACTCCTGCCAAGCGCCCTCAATGGTGGCATAGGATGCGTTCATCTGCGCCGGATCGGCAGCGCCAAGGCGCTTGGCATCATCGAGAAGCGCCTTAGTGCTGGGGCTAAGAGTGCCGCCATCACCGCCGCGCATCAGGTAATCCCTGACGCTGGCAACATCGTCCTGCGTAAATACGCTGTTGAATGCCAGCCTGATCTTGGCGCGGGAGGCATAGGTGGAAGCAATATTCAGCTGAGACTGGCGCGTTCCCTCGTCAACCGAAGCTCCCTGCTCAACAAGAGAAGCCCATACCGCATCAACATCCTCAGAGGACTTGGCGGTCGAGAATGCAAAGGCCGACTCGTCAACCGCAGCAGTGAATCCAAGCGCAGCATCCGCCTCGGCCCTGGCAAGCAGGAAGCCCTTCTCCGAGGCAATGGACTGAATGCTATCCACCATCCCAGAGCGGATACTGTCCAGTCCAGTGCCTTCGGACAGGTTAAGAACATTCTGAACGAGCGGCTGAAGGTCAGGCTTCAGTGCCTCGATGTCGCCTTCGTCCTGCGTTTGAAGCGCAGTGAGGACTGCCTCAAGATCGGTCCTATTCTCAAGGCCAGAGATCAGAGAGGCAAAGGTTGCCTGCTCGAAGTTACTGATCGCCGTGGCGATTGGCTTCATCACCTCATTGGCAGCAGGCTCACCGATTGTTCTGAGAGCCTCAAGGGCGCGATCAGTCGCCGCCTCATGCGCCTTAACCAGATAATCCACACTGGCTTGCGCCGATGCGGTGTCCCCGAGAGCAACTTCATTCCAGTAGGTCTTGTCTAGACCCGTTGGAGTGCCGCCATAGTTCTCGACAAAGGCTTTGGCATTCTGCTCAAGCTCAATGTTTGTCGCTGTGATCGACCGCTCCGCGCTTGACGCAAACGCACCAGCCACAGACCGCCATGCGTCCGCATCATTGAGGTAGGGTTCCATCACTGACTGCAACTCTGGCGTCAGCTTGTTGTAACCAGCGGGGCCAGCCATCAAGTTTGTCAGATCAACAGTGGCCAGCTTAGGGGTTCTGCTATTGGCGTAGAGATTAGCGCCGAGACCCGCACTGCGGCGCATCCCGAGCTTCTCTAGACGATCAGCCGCCTCTGCGGCGCTAAGAACATTAGCAACTCTTGCCTGATCGATGCTGGCGTAGGTCTCAGCATAGAGCGCATCAACTTCAGCGCTCGCCCCAGTCTGCGCAGCAAGAGCTTCCATCTCGCTCAAGGCATCGTTGATCGAGCTATTCGTGGCAGCAACAGTCGCGGCCCGCGCCCTTGCGGCCTGCGCCCGCTTCATGCTGAGATAGGTATTCTCTAGGTATGTTTGACCGACAGTCCGAATGTATTCGCCATACTTGCCACCAGCATTCTCACTAAGCTGCTCGATGTAGTCTTTCATCGCAGCGCTGTATAGCTCGGCCCCGTTGCCAGAGTTTTCAAACTTAGTTGCTAGCTCTGTGGCGCGGAAGCGAACGTCCTCTTCCATCGCATCATTGAAGCGCTGGTCGATTACTCCAGTGTATGCAGTCGCAGCAATGCGGCCATAGGTGCGCGGTGCCTCAATGGCTTCCGGCTTTTGGGTCACGGGGTTGAAGGTCAGAATCTTCTCTTCAGGCGTGGCAAGTGCGGCCTCTGTCCCGACTTCCTCGGCATGGATAGCCGCTCTACGAAACAGAATGTCAGAGAGCTGGCCCGCGCTTTCGGCAACAGCTTGGCCGATCTGCTGGCCCCCAGTGTCAGCACGAACAACCCGAACAGGTTCTAGGCCATATCTGCGTGTCTCTTTGATTACGGCCATGCCTACACCTTAGTGTCCAAGTAGTTGCTGTATCCGCTAATGAGCGTGGTTGTTCCACGGATCATAGCGGCAGTCATCGCGGCCTTGCCTCTGGCCTTTTCAGCAGCAACAGCAGTGCGATCCGCCTGCTCTTGAAGAAAGCCAGTCGTCTGAATGGCGCGAACATCCTTGCCGACCTTCTCCTTCTGCCCTTTGAGGAATGCCTCAACGGATCGATCCATCCGGCCACGGGCAACAAAGGTGGCAATGTTTTCAGAGAGAGCCTCGCTGGCATCAGCCATGCGTTGGTTGACGCGCTGCTTGGCAACAACCTTGTTCATCTCTTTCTCGTTCTTGAGATTGAGGGCGTTGATCTCTGCCTCTGTTTTGGCGGCATAGCCAGCTTGAAGCTGGCCTAGAGCAGAGACCCCTGCCCCGAGAAGGGCGACACCAGCGGCTGCGCTAGAGCTTCCGGCAAGAGCGGCAATAAGAAACGGTATCATCCGAGACTCACCTCATACACTAGGCCGTTCACATGAATAGGCAGCGGCTCGTTCTGCGTTATCGTAATCTGCGGATCACGGCTATAGCCATTGATCCTGAACTCTTTCTTGCCATTGTATTCGGTCGTAGTCACTAGCGGCCTGCTGTTGACAGAGGCAGAGCGGGTATCTCTGAAGTCAACAACAGCGCTCACAATCCCCCGAATGCTTCCAGTCAGCGGGCCAGCGGCAGCGTTGCCGTCAGGGGGATTGCTGATCATCTTCACAGTGAACTTGTGACCGACATAGATATGGGTGTAGCTCGGGTAGCTGGTCATGTTGATCGAGGCAGTCCCGCCATTATTCACAACAGTCAGCTGACCAATGTAGTCAATGGTTGTCCCGTCATAACCAAGCACCTCGACCACATCATCAACAGCGTAGACATCGCTCACATCGGCGTAGTTGGCAGAGACTGCAGCATAGACATAGTTGTCCACACCAACCTCGGTATCGAACTCGCAAAGGTGGATCGCCCCGTCGATGTAGATGTTAACGAAGAGCCTGTCATGAACTCCTCTAGCCCAGAGAAACAGACCGGAGTTGGTCAGTCTGACCCAAGACGCTCGCCGCTCATTGCGGGCCGAGTTGAACAAGGCAATCTTGCCATCGTCCATTACAAAGGCGGCATAGGACTCAGAGCTTGCTAGACCACCGTTTACCACAGCGAGGCAGAGAGGGTTGTTGATCAAGTGCGACGAGATAGTCGAGACTGCCGTTGAGGTATAGGCATCCTCTGAATCAGAGTAGATGAACTCCCTGATCGTAGTCCCGCCGCCCTGCGAAAACAGGGTAGCCCCGTCGAGCGGGTGCGGGTTCACAAAGTCACAGCCATACGGCGTCTGCTTTCTAACCTGAGCATTCGTCGGCGTGATCGCTTGGTTCAAATAGGTCGGAACATAAAGCTCCGCAGAGTCGGTGAAGATCAGCAGGTCTCGATATGAGACAAGGTAACGAATCTCGTTCACATCCCCAGTCGCCGCAATCATATTGATTGCCTCGGCATCCAGACCAGTGCCGACATCGAAGTTGAAGAACTCTCCACTCTGCGAAAGCCACAGCGTATCAGGCTCGAAGATCGACCCCCCAAACACCAGACGGTTCTCATGGAATGTTACAGCCGCAGGGTAGCCGCGCTTGGCAGAGTAGGTCTGCTCATCCCAGTCGTCTGTCGGCGCGTGTGTAACAATCTTCACATAGCCACCGCCATCTTCGGCGCTCGAGGCCGCACCACCAGCGGTGAAGGTGTAGGTGTTTTCATCGATGATTGTGCCGACCGTGCGGGCGCCATTGAGGTTGCCAGCATTGATGCCGCCAGTGGCTGAAGCCTCCTCAATAGTGATAGACTCGCCACCCGCGAAGCCGTGATTGATATGCGTGACCTCAACGGTAGTGCTGCCATCGATGGTGCGGAGCGGATTCAGAACGCTGAGTCTCTGGCGCAGCGTCCCAGTAATTGTGCCAGTGGCTTGCGTGGAAGACTGAACACTGTCGATCTCGATCTCTGTATCGCCATACCGGACAATCACACCAACGTGCAGGGAACTCAGATAGTCGCCACCCGTCTGCGTCCCAGTGGTGTCCCAGTAAGCAACGCTAGTGGTGAGCGTGGTGCTGCCTGTCGTCGCCGCAGGATCGAGCGTCACGCCCTGTGCTTGGAACTTGCTGTAGGGCTGATAGTTGACGTTCCCGTCAGCACGGGCATCAAAGCTATATGGCGTGATCTCGAAAGCATCGAGCGCCGTTCTCACCAGCATTCTCGGCATGAACAGCGGGTGGCAGATGAACATGACATCGCCATACTGTGCAGTGGTGTATTCATGCAGGTAGTCTTCATCGAAGGGCAGGGCATTGGTGTCCGTGTCCTGCGTAATCGTTTCGACCAGATGAACGCCAACACCAAGCCCGAGGGCATTCGTGTCGTCCAGATAGAAGCAACGGACCTTCGCATTCTCAATCGAGATGATGTAGCGCTCGTCCTCAGAGAAGTCGAAGTGAACCAGATTCGACTGGCAGGTCTTGGTGCTATCGTAGGTAATATCGCTGAACGTATAGATGTTCTTGAGGCCGAGGCGAGACCGAATCCCGCCATCGCTCTGAACAATCATGTTCTCGATGTGTTGAGCAGAAGAGCCATAGATCGGACTGTCTGTCCGCATAATGGTTGTGTCGCTCACCTCTCCATACTGGAAGCTATTCTGGGGTATGCGAACCTTCAGCATTAACTACGCCTTTGCGCTATGAACCTCGATGTGTTGAGCTTTCGCGTAGTTTGCTGTTGCGAGTCAAGCCTGCGGGCCTGCATCATGTAGATGTTTGCCTTTTGCTCAAGAAGGCCAGCCATAGCGCCATCGCGGGCAACCGAGACAGCCATTACCGAGGCCATCTGAAACTCAACCGCAATCGTGAAATAAGGGGGCCACTCTGTCTCGTCGGGGCGGAAGATATAGTCAGCAACAAGCGTGTCGCTCGGTGATGCATCGCAGTAAACCTCACTGCCGTAGACATCATAGTGAATCGGGTCGTCGTTTACCGTCACCGCATTGAGCATGAGCAAATCTGTCGGCAGCTGATACGTTGCACCGAAGCGGCCAATCGGGGCTTGGAACGGGCCAGCAAGTTCGTCCTGCTTCGTGGCAAAACGCCAGCGGGTGCTGGTGAGAGCGGAGCGAACAACGTCTTCATAGATTGCGTCAGCTACATCGGCCTCGACCGTTCCATCCGAGAAGGATGTAATAGGAGAACCGCCCATCAGAATCGATGCGCGGGAGCAAATCTTGAGTGGGGTTGTTGCAGCACTGGTCATTGGAAGTCGGGGGGCCGAAGCCCCCCGTCCCTATTAGTCGGAGTCAGTCGAGGTGATTGCGACACCATCAATGATGTCCACAACGCCACTCGCATTGCTCGCAACGTAGGCGTGGGAAACAGCAACGGTGCCGCCAGTCGAGGATACGATGATCATGTAGTCATACACATTCAGCATATCGGAGGCATCGTTGAAGTAACCAGCTGTGTTGATGTCGCCAATCGCGTCAGCACTGGTGTAGTGCCACAGGCCAACGCCCGAGCCACCAGCAAGACGAGTAAGCGAAGCTGCACTAAAAGCCATGACTCAACCCTTTCTTAGTTGTTGTCGAGGACTTCGTAGACACCATTGTCATCAATGACAGTAGCGCCCATCGACATCATCGAGGTTGCAAGGTGAGAGACTTTCTCGGCAACATAGTTGATCTCGGTAGCGACATCCGCGTTCACACCAAGGCCAACGGCGTTCATGTGATAGGCGAAGTTCTTTCCGCCAGTTACGGCAGAGGTCGAGAAGATGTTGAAGCCGAGGAAGTTCTTCATGGTCATGCCGCCAGCGAAGGGCAGGCTCTGCGGACCAACGTAATCAGACGAGGCGAACTCGGTGATGTTGAACAGGTCAGCAAAGCCAGCCGGAGCCATCGCAAGGTAACGACCGCCATCTTCGGGAACATCGGCAGCGCCGAAGGTCTCAAAGAGGGTGAGGAGGTCAGCCTTGACCAGAGCGCCGCCAGTGTCGGCAATCTGGGTGGCGTTGGCACCAGCATCGAGAGCGGTGACGAGAAGTTCGTCGGTCTTGCGGCCAAGGGCGGCAGCAGACGATTGGGTTACAGCCTGACGCTCGTTGATGTTGGACTTCAACTCGTCGAGCTTGTCGATGTATTCGGCGGCATAGTAGTCAGCCATCGTCACTTCGACGTAGGTGTGGGCCAGTTCCATCGGAGTCACGTTGCCGTTGCGCGACTTGGTGGTCGCGGCACCAGTGCCGATTTTCTGGAAGCGAGCAGTCGAACCCGTCACGTTGCGAGTGCGGACAGTGTTCCGAAGTTTGGAACCCATACGCTGATAGGCAAGGTGAACCTCGGTTTCAAACTGCTTGATGAAGGCTTGGTCGATAGTATTCGCCATTTCAAGAGTCCTTTGTTGAGGTTAAAGTCGCAACGGGTGTCCATTCGGCACTTCAGCGAGGGTATCCTTGCGGGCCTCTCAGTGCATAGCGGGCCGTAGTGCTTGATCGTAAACATTCCCACTAGCAGGATTACAACGCACAAATTCAACATACTCATGGTTTTTGTGCGTGACCACCCCTATCGGCTCGAAACCAAGCCAGCAGGCCCAGTTCACAATGTCACCGTGTTCAGCCAGAACACTCATGGTCATGCTTTGAGTTTGCTGGTCGAAGAACGAGACCAGCATCTTCGAGCCTCTGGCGAGGGTCGTGTAGTTTTCTGTGAAGCCTTCGGAGAACATGGCGAACATCTGCGGCACTTCCCCATCGTAGAGAAGGCCGCAAACGCTGATGATGTCTCCATTCTCACGGCGAACCACATAGGCGTCAGCCGTATTGCCCATCTCGGTCAGGGCTTCCCTGACGTTATGGAACCCGAGAATCTCAAGCTCCCGAATATTCGCGGCAGAGATTACTCGAGCAAACTCTTCAATGTGGTGCGGCTTGAACAGGGTGAGATAGCACCCGCTCCGTTCAATCAGCTTAACCTCGATAGAGTTTTGCGAAGCCATCATCCACTCGCTTGATAAAGGCAGGGTCTTGACGGCCAGCTTTCCAGTAACGCTCGTCGCGCATCATCTCCTGAAGATCAGCCTCAGTCACGCCCTGTGCGCGATCAGACTGTTGGGTCAGGGACGTTCCCTTAGACATCTCCATGATATGCTCAAGCGCGAGAATCCCCTCGCTTGTTTCGCACATCCGCTCGATGGCGGGCATCACATCAGCGGGGAAAGTCTTACGGGCAAAGAGAGCGGCAGACTCGATGCGCTGCGAGGCATTATCGCCAAGTTTCTTGGCCTCTGCCTGCAAGTCTGGGCCTGCGCCCATAGCTTCCATGTAGACCTTCAAGCCCTGCTCGAATTTGTCCTGACCATATCCGTTCTCGAAGGAATGCTCAGACCACCACTTCAGAAGCTCGTTATCGACGCTGGCGGAATCATCAACGAAGTCAGGCAGGTTGTATTCACCCGCAGAGGCAGGCCGATCCTTGAAGCGCTCGGCCTGAAACTCTTCGGCAAGCTTGGCTCGGAGGTCTTCTTCCTTGGTGCCAAGCTTGGCTTCAAGCTCCTTGTAGGCTTTAGCCAAATCCTCGGGAGACTTGTATTTCTCTGGGAGCCACTCGGGGCGCTGGGCCTCCTGAGTCTCCTGAGTCTCCTGAGTCTCCTGAGTCTCTTCGGCTTCGGTGTTTTCCTGAAGTAGAGATTCACTCATGTTGCTTCTTGCTCCTGTGTCCATGCGCAACGCGCTGTTCAATCAGGCCAACGATAAAACGCTGGCCCTCAATGTGCATGAGGCTGTCTTGTGAAACGCTCGGCCCATTGACCATCTCGATGGTGATAGATCGCAAATAGCGCAGGACTTCTTTGCCGGAAGGTGTCTCAAGGCAGGAGGCGAACACTTGGCTTATGCGCTCGTCCTCTTCCTTCGAGCGGCGTATGCCATCAATTCCCAAGTTGACCTTGCTGCGCTCCGACATCTTGACCCATCTGTTGCTGCGCAAGTTGCTGCGCCATTGCAGCTATTTGTTTACGCTGCTCTTCATCTCGGATCAAGCTCTCTGGCACACCAAACTTCTTGGCGAGGTAGATTGCCGACTTCTCGGTATCGACCAGCATCTGCAACATCTCGGGACCGAAGGCACCACCGACCAGTTCTAGGAAGCGAGCCACGCTCGAAATATCCTGATTGGCTTGGGCTTGCGCCAGCGGAG